ACAACGTCTTAAATGTGAGCTACGATCAATGCCAATTCTTAGAGATGCAACTGGATTTCCTTTATCAGAAGTACGTAAAAAATTCAATAATCCTTCAGACCAATACTTTACGGCAAAACAATTGGTTGACTTAAAGATAGCTGATCATATATTATAAGAACATGTCAGCAGATCTAAAAAACTTTGCCAATGGCAAAGAATGGTGGTATATGGATAGAACACAAGCATTGCGTTTGCTTGACGTTATCACTGATGCATATAATAAAAAACTATCTGATGAATTATGGTACGATGACCACGATGTATCCTTGAAAATGTACGAAATTAAGGATGAAATTATGAAATTTCCTGATTTAATTTTCAAAAATGCTGGCATTAAAATTGAAAATTCAAAAAGTGGACAAAAAACCTAAAAATAGTTGTTGACAAATAACAACTTGTAGTATATTATGTGTATATTATGTTTAACTTAATAAAAAACTTGTTTGAAGGAGAAACTAAAATGGCAAGAACTAAACAATATGTAGTATATACTAGAGAATTCTCAAAAGGAAGAGTTAACAACAAAGTTGGCGTATTCTTAGATGAGGCTAAAAATGCTCTAGATAACACTGGTAGCGTCAATGGTGGCGTTATCAAGTTCAAAAACCTAGCAATGAAAAGATCAACTCCAACAACTGATCTTGTTTCAAAAGGTTATGATTTCAATGTAAGAGTAATTGGTACTGGCACTTATGAAGTTGCTAAATCAATGAAAAACTCTGTAATTGAACTATTAGCTGATTCAGGTAAAACTGTAATCAACGCAAATGCTTAATTAAAGAATTTCAGAAAAGCATTATTGTAATAGTTAAAAAATTATAATAAAAATAATAAAAACTTAGGGCGGTAGAAATATCGCCCTTTTTTTATGACTGATTATCTAACTTTTTAGTTTCGTGATCTGGATAAGGTTCCCTAGTAGGAAATCTAGTGTTAATAGAACCTCTTAATGTTTCTGTTTCTCTTGGTGAATTTAAAGAACTTCCTGTTCTTTTTTCTAAAATATTTGTGTATAATAAATTACCGTCACTGTCTGCTTGAAACGATATTGCTCCTACTGTTGCTGTTGGTGTTGCAACAAATCCAGCTGAGTTCATGTCAATTCTACCTGCGCCGCCGGCGGCAGTTTCTCTATGGCTAACTCCACTGTTGATATGTGATGTTACCAATTGAGTTAGTTTCAAATCTTTAGTAGAAAATATATTAGTATTTTCTAATGTAGATGTACTAATATCTTTTCTAGCAGTTAATTTAAATTCACCTGCAACATCGATATGCAAAGTACCATTAATATCTCCTAAATCTCTTGTTGACTTAGGTTGTGACGTTCCTGCTGTGTTATTTGTTTTAATATTAATATGTCTACCTGATTCAATATTAATATCTCTGTCAGCTCTAATGTTAAAATCATTTTCAGTTCTCATTGATATTGAGTCTGCACCCCATACTTCAATTTTACCATTGTCAGTTATTTCTACCCAACCTGTGGCATTACTGTTAGTAACATAAACAGTGTTGTTTGTGTCATCAAGTAATATTTGAGCACCACCTACTGTTCTCAGTCTAATTTGTTTTTGACTTGCATCGTCCATAACAAATTGATGACCGCCCGGTGTTAATATGCCAAAAACTTGTGATGGTGATTCTCTTCTTGCCGACGAATCTGTTAATCCTCTGATTGCATCATTTTCAAGACCTTGATTAATTAATCCTTGATAATGTGGACCATGTGCTGGTCTTTTAACTCTGTCAATTGGTTGGCCTTTTTCTGTGTGAGCTTTGATATCAAAAATATCAGACAAGTTAGCTTCAGCACTTATTCTGTTTACTTCTGCAACTGGTAATATTGGTGACTCGTCACCAAATGTGCTTCCTTTTGCAATAGCAGGCATCATGTGATTGATACCAGGTTGCATCAAACAACCAATAAAAATTCCATAGTTACTGTTTCCATCAATAAAAGCCACAGCAACAATATTACCAACATCTGGTGGTACCATCCACATGCCATATGAATCTTGAGTTCCTGAATAACTGTTTTCAGCATCTCCACCTTTTCTTAGTGTACTAGGATTAGTTGCACCTGCAAACGGTGAAGTCCAAACAACACTTTTCCAAGTTGCTGAATCTGTTTTTGGCGTGTCTGAACCAATTAAATGCACTTTCATTCTACCCATTCTAGCAATATCAGTAGTATCCATAACTTCAGCTATTTTAATTGTGGTTAAATTACGTGTTTTATTTGATCCATCTCGTTGTGCCTTGTAATTTGTAGGCGATGAAATATTTTTACCAGCCATTATCTACCTCCGCCTCCGCTTTTATTTTTTCTTTGTCCTGTTACAAAACTTAAATCTGTTAGTGCATCTCTTTGCATGTGTAGTCTTTGTGTAAATTGTCCATTATCAAATCTATGCTCTATTCTATACACTCTGTATATAGATGTCAAGATCTCATCTGTTCGAGATGCCGCCGGAGGTATAAATCCAGTTTCTTTATCAACTTCTTTTGGAAACAGTGTTTGAAACAACACCATATTTTCTGATTTAGGATCAGCCGCAACACCTAAGTTGTTTAAAATTTTTTCTAATGCATCTATTTCAGGATGTGGTAACCAATAAGGATCACCAATAATATCCATACTAACATTCATTAAATCAACACTAGGTCCGCCTGCAAATGCATTTTCAAGTATTCGTTGTGCTTCAGCATTTTGATCATTACCAACATCAGTTATACCGCCTTGCTGATCTGATGTCCTAGCGTAGAACTGAGCACTGATGGCTCCAGCAAGTGTTTCACTACCTTTTTCATTTAATTTTGTCAAAGTTTCGGCTAGTTGCCATCTTCCACCTAATTTAATTTCAAGTGGTGCTGACGAGCTTCTGTTTGATTGATTATTGTCTGCTACTGCTTTGAAAGATTCAATTGACTTTAATTCAATTCCAGCTTCTGAAACTTTTTTATTGTACTTTTGAATGTCATTATTATACTGCTGTACTAAGTTTTCATATGCTATTAACGTACCTGCATCTGGTTCAACTGCACCTGCTTCTAAAACACTAGTATACTCTTGTAAAAATCTTCTTCTTGCTTGAAGAATTTGTCGATTTTCAACCTCATCAATTTTACCATCTTGTGCCATTTTGTTGAAATCAATTTTCATTTCATTTTTGGCTTTATCATGTCTAGCTAAATCCTTTGCTCGGTTAAGTATTTTTGATCTCATTGCATCAGGCAAATCTTTAAAAATACCATGCAGTTGATCGTATGGGTACACATATTGAAAATTATATGTCAAATCAAAATCCATTACATCAATGTTATCACCTGTATAATGGTAACTGTATTTTTTTGATAACACAGCATTTTGCATTAATGCACTTACTCTTTTTTTATGTCTTTCAGGCGGTGCATTATATTCTTGTAAAATACCAGACTGCACACTAGCCCAGTCACTAATATAAATCACATATCTAAATGTTCTTTGATAATCATTACGTAACGGATCAAATTGTTGTGGATCTGCAACTGGCGTTATTGTAAATGCTTTTTTACCTATAGCAATATCGTCCCATTTTTCAAGTTCGTCATCTGCCATGTTGTTTATTTCAGATAATTTTTGCTGAATACCTTTGATGTTTTTAACAAAATATTCTGTTCTAGTTAAATGTTTTTCAATAACTTCAGTTATACTAGCATCATAATCAATTTCAGTAAGCACACCGTCACTGTCTAAATCTTTATTCAGTATTTGAGTTTTATCTTCTACATCAGAAATAATTCTTGATTCAAGTACTTTTTCAATTTCATCACTGTTTGAACCTTGTACAACTATGCTGTATTTGTCCATTAGATATTTGGTTATGCCTAACTCGTGTTGCTGTTGTTGAACTATTTCATTAGGAAATCTTTCACAGAAATCTTTGAAGTTTTTAATATTAGACATTCTAATATCACTTACTAGCACATGATCATCTGTTCTACCAACATCGCCATAACGAATACCTTCTATATCATAAACTGCTCCGCCTACATCTACTTTGTATTGCATGTTTCTAACCATCATTGCATACAATCTTCTTGTGCCAGGTATCTCTTGCCCGGCGGCATTCATTTTTGCGGCATTAACAGTATTTCCTTCGCCTACTGACAAGTGAGGATCATATCCTCCTACTAGAGTACCGTCTTTTTTTCTACCTTTTAGATATACTTGAATAAAAAAAGGATGAGTTTGATATCTTTCAATACCTAATTCTTGAGACGCTAAAAATATTTGTTTAATTAAGTTGGTTGATTGCGGTTGAGTAATACTCATTCTTATTTTCATACCAAGATTTACTCTGTCTGCTCTGGTCATTCCAAGAACATTTTCAAACTCAAGACTGTTTATTGTTGTTACTGTTTCAGCTGATCTGGCAACAATAATAACTTTATCACCTCCAGTGTCGCTGTAAGTTTTTAACAAATCATTTGAATCGTAGTTTGATTCTTTTTCAAAAACTTCTCCATCTGTAGAAAACCCCGACGACATTGCTGATTCTCTATCAAAAAACTTTCTAGCAAACTGTTTATTTGCCATAGCAAATGTAATATCGTATGTAACAGATTCGTAATCATGTAAAATATTTTGATCCCAATTGGTATCATTAAACAAATCAAGACTTGCTTGAATCTTTTCAGCTGATGTTTCACGCTGTACTGGTTTTTGTTTTTTCTTAACAGTACTTGCTGGTTCATTTGATTCTTTTTTAGTTTCTGATGCTGTATTTTTAGTACTAACTGGTTCTTTATTTTGAGTATCTTCAGCAACTTTTTTGTTATTTTCTATAACTGATGCGTTAGCATCGTTTGATGCTGTTAAATCTTCAGCATTTATAGTATCAATTTTATTTTCTTGTTTTTCCATTGCGGCATCAAGTCTGTCTCTTGTGCCATTAATATTAAACATATAATTTGTTTCGCTAATAACATCTAGTGCATTTAATTCATCGCCTGCAAGAATACTTCCATATTGTCCAGGCAATCTTGCACTGCTATATTCTCCAATTGGAACTGAAACTCTCTTATTTGATGAACCTATTGTGTTATTAATTTCTTTTTCTACAGTAGAAGAAACATTATCTTTTACATCTGCAAAATTCTTTGCTGGATCCACAGTGATACTGCCGCCTTTTTTACCATGGCGCCATTGTTTTCTTTTGCTTGTATCATTTCTGCCTGCCATTACAATTACCTTTGGCCGGCGATTGCATCATTGTTTGGTAATCTTATAACTGTACCGGCTCTAAAATCTTCAATTGGATCTTCAAATTGATCCATATTTCTCACAATGAATACCCACCATAGCCTAGTAGTACCGTATAGTTCATAAGCAAGTAAATCTGGTCTTTTATCAAATTTGTTTTCAATAGTGTAATATTCATCGTCTGCTCTTTTTGGAATTTGAGGCATATTGAGTACATCTAAATAATCATTAATTATTGGTGTACTAGCATATTGTGAATCTTCAGTTGCCATTAAATAAATCCTTTTGTACCGTTTTTGTTACCACCTTTAAGATAACTACCATCTCTGAATTTGTCAAGATTAAATCCATCTCGAACAGTTGATGGCACTGGCGCATAAACTAGATCCATAAAAATGTTTAATACAGCTGGTACGTAACTTTTTGCAATCGCTTGTTCGACACTTTTTATATTACCTTTTACTTTTTCTTTTAATTTTTTTCGTTCTTCAAGTTCTGCTACACCGTAATCATTATCAATACTAGTATCAATAACTGCTAATTCTTGTAATCTTTTTTCATCATTACTCATTGGTAAATTACTTGGTTCAAAACCGGCTGGAACATAGTCAACGTCTTGTTCTAAACCAAATGATACTGTTCTAATTACCACTGGAATTTTTTCAAACATATACGGACCATATGCACTGAATAGTAAAATAGGAGGTGGTGTACCTCTTCTTTCTCTGTTTTCAACACCAAAATATGTCATGGTTACTGTTCTTAAAAAATGTATTGTTGCTAGTAAGTATCTAGCTTCTTCCATGTTGTTGGCAGTAAAAGGTGCTGTTACTGACATAGTAGGTGATGCTCTTCTAATAAATGCCATATAATCAAAATTTGTTTGTGGCAAATTATATTGCGAATAGTCTACTTGAGCATGACCTACTTGAATAGCAGGTGTGTAGGGAAACACTAAGCCATTAGTATATGCAATAGGAGCCAAAAGATTTTTTCTGTAATCTTTACTTCCTCCGCCATACACTTCTTTTTTAGCACCAGGCTTTGCTTGTAATTTTGCTCTAAAGTCGTGATTAATTGTCATATAAATATTTAGTATAGAAATAAAAGTAGCATTTAATTTAGTAAAGTGGTTGACTTTTATTGTTAGAAATCGTATATTAACACTATGGCCCGAGTAAATTATTTAAACAACAAAGACATTTTAAAAGAAATTCACAAAAGTAAGAGTAGTTTCTGCTATTTTAAAGATAAAAAATATGCAGATTACGATCTTATTATGCACGATCCTATTGAAAAAATTACAAAAGCCAAAATACTTGAAGCTCGTAGAAATAGAGCGGCAAGACTAACACAAATAAAAGCTGAAGAATTAGGCTTAAGAAGAAAAGAAATTCCAGATCACGAAATCAAGTTACGTGAAATAAAAGAAACTGATATTGTAATAAGAGTTGTAACATGGGATCATATTCCAGATGACTTTGACAGAAAATCTAATCCAAAAACAGTTGCTGACACAAAAGTTAAATTAAATTTTATCCCATTTAAACATTATATTATTAACGAAGATGGTAATTGGGAAGAAGTTGGTAAAAGCCATCATGCTTCTCATAATCAATTCAGTTTAGAAAGTGGAAGAATGACTAATAAACTTGGAATGATGTTTATGAAACTGTGTGAAAGATATGGAAGCAGATCAAACTGGAGAGGATACACTTACAACGACGAAATGA